TTCGCCAATCTTACCGCGAGTTGGTGCGCCGCCAGAGACGAGCTTGGGATCAGTTCCTTTTAGTGGTGTCATATATTTGGTTTTCTTATGGCTTATTACTTACGAAGTGTGAACCGCCATCCAGTCCACGCTTGTTATTTGGGAAATGTTATTCTCGATGCGGATAGAGAATCCTGTAGTTGTTTTGCTTGCATCAACTAAAGCAAACAATGGTGTAGCAGAAGCTCCGATTGTTGCGTTACAAATTGGAGTAATAGATACTCCGTAGGTTGTTGATGGTAGTGTTGGGAACGATGCGGTTTGGATAGAGTCTCCTGTTGGTATAAGAAGAATAGTTCCGTATCTTACTTTAACTACTGGGTTAGCTTCAAGAACATCAAGACGAGCATCAATTGCAACAGTCTCAGTTGCTACCAATGTTTCTAACGCATCAATCTGATTCTGCTGGTCAGCTAAATCTTCTTCGATCTGAGCGATCTGTTCTGGCGTTACGTCACCTAAGCCGGGTACGTTGATCGTTCCGTTGACTAGAACAACGTCAATAAATTCTTGCAAGATTTCTGACCAGTTTCCTGTAGGGCAGAAATCAATTGGAACATTTGGAAATGTTAAGGCTGGACTGGAATCTTGATTATCCATTGATTGAGTAGTCGTAATATCGTTCTGGGCAGCAGTTAATGTCTGGACACTCTTGATCGTTTTCTGGGCAGTCACCAATCGGAGAGTCTTCCAAATTCTTAATGTTTGCCATTATTCTTACTCTGTCCACTGTTGCTGTCCCTGTCAAGTTAATCTTTAATTGAAATTCACTTCCTTCGATTACTGGAATATCAGAAATGTAATTACATTCAGATGGATCGGGTGAGTTAAACTTGTATCTCTTGTAGGAGTCTCCACCCCTGCGTGGATTGCATGGGGTTTTTAGAACGGGTGAACATGGGTTACACCCATATGTCGTAGGAACTTTAAGCTCGCTCCAGCATGGATAGGAGTCTGGTCTGAACTCAGCTTTGCTCGTTACCTCTCCTTTTATTTCAGATAGCCACATTTCTCCACCAGTGATTCGCTTCCTCAAGAACTTATTCGATGCCCCACTTTGCGCGAAGTCATACCTTCCCGATGTGAAGAACGATTCGATTGCTTTAGTTCCATTAGCACCGAAATCACTTCCAGTAGAGTTAGTGAACTCATACAATCTATTTTTGTTGTCGTTATCGAATGAGAATCCAAATCCGCGCTTCTGACCAGCGATCAATGCAGATAGCAGTTGAGTTGGTCTAAAGCCCGTCCAGATGCCATTCCAGCGAAAAGAAAGCTGTGCGTCAGGTGAAGGTGAAGAAGATTGGTCTAGGTCAAGAACTACCATTCCTCTGTGATACCTATTCAGTCCTTCTACCCCTGCCGCCCGATAGGTTTCTGGAGCTACCGTACTGATCAGATAGTTATCGAAGAACATCGTAGAAGCGAACTGCTTCAACCAAGGAGTATCATTTGATACCCACTTGTTCACTTCCCTAGATAGTTTGCGAAGCGAGAAGTATCTGGCAAATTCAGATTGGCTATTGGAATAGAACGCCCAACCATCGTGTGATCTGAACCAAAGCTCAGAGTTAGCTAAAGCTGTATATGGTGATGTGCATCCCCGTCCAAGCAAACTGATCGTCTGCATATTGGTTGTTGCCCACTGCGATCTTGGGATACTGACATCCATTGCGAATGCTCCGTTAGCAGTTAGGATGACCAATGCACCTTGGGCGCGGAGGTTAGTTCCAATCTGTGGCATTACTTTCATGCCAGTGATATTCCCCATCATAGATGGAGTGGAGAACGCACCACCCTCTGCCCAGTACCCGATCTCTGTGAAGTTCTCGGTATTCTTGGTATCGGTGAATCCGTTTCCGTAGATAATATCTGAAGCGTAGATTTGGTTAAGTCTATCCGTTACGAATACTCGCCCGAAGGCATACTCCATGATAGTCCCAATCGGCATCTTCTTGAGGTATGGATTCAGCCTATACGCTGGTACACTCAAGTCTCCGTCCCACGCAATCGCATTCTGGTATCCGTTCTGGATATACACTCGATCTTCAGCTTGCACGAAGAATGTGTGCATCATGCCGGGGTCATTCCCTTCGATGATCTTATAAGCGTAGGCTATGTTGTTTACTACCTTTAGAAAGTAGATCATCCCAGATACCGATAGAAGAATCCCATCGTTGGTATTTAAGTTAGTTGCCCGATATGGAAATGAACCTTGGAAGCTGCCATTCTGAATATCGTTAACGATAATCTCATCTTGTCCTTCCCCTGCTACGATTGGGATGTTACGGATGCTCGGCCTTGTCCTGTTAATACCTCCTCGGAATGTTCTATTAACAGACTCTGCCACCATTGATGGAGGCAAATACGATGGGTGAGTATCTGCGTCTTGCGCTACGATACTTGTGAACCCATCAAAGACTGATCCATCTGCTGGCATTATACAACAATACGGAGTTCACCAGTTGCTGTTTTATACACATCATTTACCACAAGTCCACCCGTAATTGCTGCGGCATTGTCGGCATAGACAGGAATGCCTTGTAATCTAAATGTTCCACCATCAGCAATAAATATTCTTGAAATGTTATCAACAAAGAACTCCATTCCATTAAGAGATGCGTTTCTTAATATTCTAGTTGCAGCATCTGAACTAAGAGCCAAATGTTGTCCAGCCGAAAGCATTAGATTTCCAGATGGTTTTATATTTCCAGTTACAGTTAGCTTCTGACTTGGTGTGCTATCACCTATTCCTACATTTCCATCATTGTTTACAACAAATTGACTTGCATCTGGGTTTGTTGAATCCTCAACAACGAACGCTTGTCCAGTTCCAGATTGAGTAATTCTAACAGCATCACTTGAAGATGATACATTAAATACTGCTGAAGTTGCGGTAATTATTCCAGTTGTTACTAATGATCCAACATTCACTGTTCCTGTTGAGGTGATAGAAGTTGCTGTAATCGCTCCACCAGAAACTGAACTAGCAGATATTGTTCCAGTAGTAGTCAATGGCTGGCTACCAAGATCAACTGGGCCAACTTGAAGTAAACTATTAAGCGTAGCAAACTCCACAATCCCAGTTGTGCTTTTACCAAGGACAGTATTGTTAGCTCCATTCGTCCAAGTTAGATTACCAGCACCATCAGTCTTCAAGACTTGCTGTGCTAATGGAGTTTGGATGGTCTTCTGGCAAGCAGCAGAGTCTTCTACTACCAATCGTTTCCCATTAGCAGTTGTTTCTAGTGGCTCACAAAGCAAAGGATATTCAGAATCGCATGGTGGGCAAGGTGTGCAAGGTGTGCAGAGGCTCATAGTATTTGTAAGATTATTGCTATTGTTATTACGATCAACGAAGGGATTGTCAAGTCTGCAAGCATCGCTTTCAGCGTCCAGTATTTCGGATTGAACCCACCAAACACACTCATGTCTTTCCTCAACTTACTTTCAGATGCTTCGATGTTTCGATACTCAGTTTGAGAAATCTCCCTGCCAGCGAAGAAAAATATACCCGCAATAGCACCGATAAACGGGTCTTTTGTCAAAGCATATCCGATGCCTTGGAGTGCAAGGCAGATTAGGACATGAGAAATGTTAAGGTAGTTTTTCAAAACGCTTTAATGTTTGCGCTTATAGGTTATATTATCCGTCGATTTTGTTCAGCATGAACAAGCCTTCGTTTGTAAGAGCATTCAATGCTCCTCCTGAAGATTGATAAACAGAAATCCGAACAGTGTTGCCCGGTGAAAGGACTTTTATAATTTCTGTTGCAATAGTGCAGTCTTGAGACGCGGAAGGATTCTCAGTGGTTGTTGTTCTGTCCACGATTACACCATTTATCAAAATTCGCATAATCCTTGCGCCAGTTCCATCTGATGCAAACCTTATTCTTGAAAAAATTCTATATGTTCCCGGCTCTTTTATTAATATGTTTTCTGTATTAGTTGAAGTTGAATGAAGTCCATTATTGTCATATGAGTTATTATTCCAAGCAAGATCAGTCCAAGTTGAGTCTGGTATAGATTGAGTACCAGTAGATGTTACAGAGCAAAGCGTTGGCCCAATCGTGACGAATGGAGTTGTTACACCTTGTCCAACAGAGCATCCAATTGCTGTGTTTGAGATGTTTTTATCCCAATCAGTTGTTGGATAAACAACCGAAACTACATCATTTAAAAATCCAATTTCTGTTGTTGGAATTGCTTGATTGTCAATCACCTCACAAGAACGAAACCTAATTCCGCGAGGGTAAGTCTCGTACGCACTGCCAAGGGAAGCTCGCGCTGTTCTAAATGCCCTTGCGTTTCCAGCCCCCGCACCCCCATTTCCAAGAACATTCACCACTTTACATCCAACGAAATCAAGATTTGCTGTACAGTAATCTGCATTTGGCAAAACTGTTATATTTTCTGCTGGAGAGCAAACAAATCCTCCACTTCCACTGTTATTGGCTATACATCCAGTAATGAGTCCATCGTGCGTAACATTTGCAAACTTGAATCCCCACGTTCCAGCACTGTTTGCGGTGCATCCACTAATGGTAAAGCGACGATTCCCTTCATAATATGCAGGGGTTGATGCGTTCACTGCACCACTAAAATCAAAGGCTTGATCGTTGACTGTGGAATTGCACCCAGTAATTGCACAGTCTCTGATCTCGGTGAACAAAAATCCACGGGTGTATCTGTTTGTTGCAGTTCCAACAAGAATGCACTTCAGATCGTAAGCATTGCAGTTGCTAATTGTGAAGTTTGCACAATCACTGATGTCAAACCCGTTCATTATGTCGTTCGTTGGGTCTGGAGTGAACCCGGCAACGCAGTTATGCACCAAGCATTCAGTAATCGTAAATCGCTTCGACTGCCGCACTTGAATGCGGGAACCATTACCATCCCCTGTTACTGACACTCGATTGATTGAGAAATTCTGACAATAGCTTCCATCGCTGTGGCGAACACGCAAAGCAGACTTGCTGCTATCGTCATCTGCGCCAGAATTGATTGCTGATCCCATATCGAACTTGCAGTTATCAATAAACCAGTCCGATAACCCCAAAATGTACAGAGTACTAACCCCAGATGTAGTTGGTGATATCTGCACAAAGTTTGCGTTTCGTAGACCTTTGAATGATGTGGGCTGAATGGTTCCGCTAACTGCGTATGTCCTTCCACCCCCATCAACGGGTCTTCCGCTTTCTAATGCTAATTTAACCCCTGCCAAATCATTAGTAGAACCATCACCAACAGCACCAAAATCCAGTGGACTTACAAAATCAGAAAAACGATTTGCCAATGTCCTTGTCGTGGTCGATCCAGTTGCTGTGACGCTGGAGTTATTTAGCCCTACAAAGCTGTTTGCCGTCACTACGCCAGCGTTGCTGACCGTCATCTGGTCAACGCCTCCTACGCCGATGATTGCCTGTGTTCCGTCTACTGATGCTTTAATGTTTGCGCTCATAGTTTAAATATCGTATCCTTCTTTTTCCCAGCGTTCTTGTTCTACTTCGTAGTCGGGTTTGTCTTTTGTGTAGTCGTAGAGGTTCATTTGTTTATTATGTTCTAATTGGGTTAACAGACCAAGAAATTAAACAATTTCCAGCAGGGGAAACATTTGAGTTAATTGTAAATTGTGTTGATGTCATATTTGTTACCCAAAGTCTAACTGCTGGAGTTATGTCATTTCTTGGTGTAATTCTAACATCATCAATACTTGGAGTATATGATAATCCATGAGTAACTGTTACACTTGTTGCGCTTGATAACAATGTTACAGAGCCAGTTTTTTCACATATTGTTCCCTGTCCATTGTTCCTAACAATAGTTGTTTGTGCGCCAATTACTGTTATTCCATTGTAAAATGTATTTCCTAATCCAATATTGTTATTGCTTGTTCCAGATTCAGCAAATCCTTTATGTGTTTGTGGAAGTATTGAAGAATATGTATGATTTGTATTTATATTACAATATTCACAATCATTTAATTGAACGCCAGCGGTTGCATATTCAAGCATTGATCCACCAGAAACGACAATTCTTGCACACCTATTCATTTCAATTGATGCAATCATTCCTACGGCATCACCAACAATCATTGGTGAGCTTATATTTATTTGACTTGCATCAAATATTATAAATCCATACTGAGAATTTCCAGCCCAACAATTTGAAAAACTGCATTGTGTAAAACTTGTTGCCCCCCCTCTTTCAAGTCTCCAATTGTTTACAGAATTTGTATCTGCAAGGCAATTAGAAAATTGACCCCAACGAATAGCTTCAGTTCCTACAATTGGTGCGCCAAGATAAAATCCAATTTCACCATCTAATGCTTCACAATTTGTAAACTTAGACCCGTTAAAATTTATTAATCTAAATCCATATTTTTCAACTCCTTGAACAATGCAGTTTATTGCATTAACAACATTATTTTGATTTGATGGATCAACTTCTGCTCCGTAAAATCCGATATAACTTTGATCTGTTCCAGCACCATGTATTTGGATGTTATCAACTTTTGTTTGCCAAGCATTAGAAAAATAAAAACCTATGTAACATTGAAATATTTCAACATTGCAAATTTCATACCTATTAACCCATGCAAATTCAATGCCTTTTACATTTGTATTTACTTTGCTACTTCCCCTAATTGTTAAATTGCTTAACTTTCCAGATGATAAAATATTTGAAATAGAACCAACAGCAGAAATTACTGAATGAGTTCCATTTCCAACTATCGTTGTTGATCTTGTTCCACTTCCATTCAAAAGAACTTTTTGTTTTAATTGTATTGGCGAACTTGTTTTATAAATTCCTTCTGGCAAAAATACAATGCACCCTCCAATTGAATTAGAGTAATCAATTGCCGCTTGAATCGCAGCAGTGTCATCTGTGACACCATCACCAACAGCCCCAAAATCCTTCACATTGACTACATCCGCAAAACGATTAGCAAGCGAACGAGCGGTTGTGCTACCAGTAGTCTTAACAAGACCATTGATATTCCCGCTTGCATCTACACTCAATACATCCTGCGTAGTTGCTCCAGAATTGCCCCGTGCCAGCTTAATCGTCCCGTCTGGTGACGATGGCACTGCCAGCGTGAAGTTCTGCGTTGCTGTCGGTGATTGTCCAACTTGGACTGCGTTTGCTTTGATTAGACTCATACGATTGTATATGTGCTTCCTGATGGAACTGTTAAAGTGACTCCGGGGTTTACTGTGATTGGCCCTGCTGACATGGCGTTGCGTCCAGTTGTGATTGTGTAGTCAGTTATCATTACTGAATCATTCTCGTAGAATACTCCGAAGGTATTTCCACCTACTGGAGCTTTGCCGCCAGATGATCCTCCAGCGGCTTCAACTGCGATACGAGCGTAGTAAGCTGCACGATCTGCAATCGCATTCATTGCTGCCTCACTTGGGCCGCATGGATTGCATTTAGAACTTCTGGAATTTCCGCAACTCATAGTTGATTATCGTTAACGATAGGGTTAATTGTTGTCATTGCAAGGATTATTTTTGAAATTATACTACCGTCCAAACACTACCCGGAGGTACTGTAACTACAACTCCACTAGCTACTGTGACTGGGCCGAATGTTCCTGCGTTTTTAGATACTGGTATGCTGTAAGATGTATTTACTGTTAGGTCATTAAGAAAGAAGATAGCGTCTATTCCTGCTCCAGTTGCCCCGCCCGGTGATCCGCTTGCGCCTGTTGCTCCATCTAATCCAATAACCCCAGTTGCCCCAGTTGCCCCAGTAGCTCCATCAAGTCCGATAACGCCTGTGCTTCCAGTAGCCCCGTCCAAGCCAATAACGCCTGTAGCTCCAGTCGAGCCAACGCCAGTGCTTCCCGTAGCTCCGTCTAGCCCAATAACGCCTGTTGCACCCGTTGCTCCAGTTGGGCCACCACTAGGGCCAGTTGAGCCAGTTAAGCCTGTTGCACCAGTAGCACCTAAACCCGTAGCACCAAATCCACCAGTAAGTCCAGTTGCTCCGCGAGGGCCAACCATCCCAGTAGCTCCAGATGCCCCTATCAATCCTTGTTGACCAGTAGCTCCTGTTAATCCTGTAGCACCTAATCCAGTAGAACCTTGTAATCCAGTAGCCCCTTGCAACCCAGTAAGACCCGTAGCTCCTGTCGATCCGCGAAGTCCTGTCGATCCTGTGGTTCCGTTAATTCCAGCTAAACCAGTGGCTCCAGTGGCTCCCTCGCCTGTAGCTCCCGTTGCTCCTGTTGGCCCCCCAGATGGCCCAGTAGACCCTGTAAGGCCAGTCGCGCCTGTGGCTCCTAATCCCGTAGCCCCAGTGGCTCCGCTTGCCCCAATAGCTTGTTGAGCGAGACACGCTGAATACGCCGCACTTTTAGCGGATTCTTTAGCTGACCTCGCATAAGAGGCAACTATAATAGTCTCGTTGCAATTGCTCATAGTTTTATCGTTAACGATATTTTAAAATCCGTCAAATGTTTTCCACTAATAGATAGGGAATTGTCTTTTGGTTGTATCTAGTCATTTCTGAATAGACGAGATTGATGAACCCTTCCCACTGCGGCGGGTAGATCGTTTGGCAACCCAGCGACGATGTGCTGTTGTATCCTCCCCGATGGATGTTAATAGCGATTCCCATATCATCCCCAATACCGTCTCGCGTGACTGGCAACTCTTCTTTTGGGTTAGAAGGTCGAAGCGCAGGGTAGCCGCCTCCGGGTTTACTAATGCCATGATTCCCTTTACGATACCGATGAATGCCCGTCTTGAGAACCGCGATACCTTTCTTATATACCGTTGGATCAGTATTAGCGTTAAACGTAGCATGGACGCTTGGAGATAAAAGTATGATCGCATCGTCGTAGATACCTCTTTGGTTGCCTGATGGTTGAAAAGTTTCAGAGTAATACCCACGAATGCCGACCAAAGCAACACGATCAACGATTCCCGATTTGATTACCATCGAGAGCGTCTTCTCCTTTGCTTGCTGCGGTCTGGAGTTTGGAACCATTAGCCTTTACGGACTACGTTGATTAATCCAACAAGTCCTAGTCCTGCGACAATGATAGATTCTTGGAGTTCTGGTTCGATCTTTACCCCAACTGCCGTAGCAATCAGAATAATACCGCGCCATGTTGAGTTCTCACTCAGTTTTTCGAGTAGTGTATTTAGTAGGTTTTTCATTTTTTAAGTCCTTTGATTTCTGGGAGTTCGTAACAGAATGTACCATAGTCCGTTTTGAGACATACGCTAGGATTCTTAAATCCAGAACATCCCGTTAAGAATGCCATGCCCAAAAACATAAATGATATTACTATCATTGCTAATGCTATTTGTTTTGCGTTCATTTTTTTATTATTTGTTTGGTCATGTAGATGCACGTTAGGACACCAGCAATAATACTGATTATTCCGCCCCCGATTCTAATTGACGCTTCTATTTCTGGTAACATACTTACTATAAATCCTGTTGTCGATATGATCGTTCCAAATATTCCGTGAGTTGTTGTATTATCGTTCATGATATTATCCTACGATGATATAAATTGTATTTGCGTTGGGTGTGACGATTAAATCGTATCCAGCTTGCGTGATTTGAACGATATTAG